CTCATAGTTTATCTATTTATAAACGCCATCACGCAGCAATTGCCTTATACTTCTGTGCTTGAACGTAATCTCCCCACCACTGCATCAGCTCTGCTCTTTCAGCAAGATACTCAGCACGATTGTAAGCGGCTATGATTTCGTTATTCTTAGTATGAGCTAAGGCTGATTCAAGCACCTCTGTTCTAAATTTACCACTTTCTTCAGCAGCCGTTCTTGCTATAGAGCGCATTCCGTGAGCAACCAGTTCACCACCGAATCCCATACGGATGATTGCAGCATTGGCTGTTTGTTCATGCATGTGGTTAAGGGGGGCCTTAATACTTGGGAAAACCCACTCTCTATGACCACTGATTGGCCTGATTAACTCAAGTATACGCAGAGCCTCTTTACTCAGCGGAATCTTGTGAGGGCGCTTCATCTTCATAAACTCACCGGGGATGTTCCAGAATCGATTATCTTCGTCTATATCACTCCACCGAGCACGAACAGCTTCTCCCGGACGAACCCACGTAAGGAGTTGCCATTCAATTAGAAGACGTGTTTCGAGCCGTATAGAAGCGTTAGATAAAGCAATTAAGAATCGGGGTAAATCATCTGGTGGTAAAGCTGGCATATTTTGCTTCTTGGGTTTGCTAAATCTCTGGCCGAGATTGTCAGCAGGATTAAACTCAATAAGTTCTTCTGTTGCAGCCCAACGGAAAATTTCATTCAGACGTGAAATGATACGGCGTAGGGTTTCCAATACGCCTCGTTGTTCTATAGGGTCAAGGTGTTGTTTTAAGAGCTTGGGACGGATCTCTTTGATAGGAACGTTGCCTAAACTGGGGAAAATATTTCGTTCAAGGCTCCGCCAGATGTCTTCTGCGTGGTCTGGAGAGATACCAGAGGTCTTAACCTTTTCATCTAACCATTTCCTAGCAACCACTTGTAGCGTGTGCTCAGTGGCATCCTTAAGGGCATTGGCTTTATCGTTGTTGTGAATCTGCGGATCGATACCATTTGCAAGCAACGACAAGTATTCATCACGTAAAGCCCGAGCCTTGGCAAGTGTGAGATGAGGATAGGTTCCTAAGCTCATCTTTGTTCGCTTCTTACTTACTGGCACTGCATACCTGAAATACCAATTTTTCTTACCGCCCTTTGATAGGGGAGCGATTCGTAGCATCAGGCCATCACCGTCAAAAAGGTTGATTTCCTTTTCTGCTGGCTTGGTATTTTTGATTTCAGTGTCAGTGAGTTTCTTAGCGATCTTTGCCATTTTTAGGACCCTCGATTTTGGGACCCTTTGCGTTGGGTCCCAAAAAGGGTGCCATAAGGAGTAGCTTCTAGCAAATTTCAGTAGACTTCTGTAGACGTAAAAAAGCCCGCAAGGCTGGTTCCATGCGGGCTTAGTAGACTTCAGTATACTTCAAACAACTAAAAAGTGGTGGAGCTGGGGGGATTTGAACCCCCGTCCGAAATTACTACACTGTAACCAGTACCATTCAAAAACAATAATTTATCTTTAATATCAATATGATGATTGTCATTGGTAGACGGCTGTTTACATTGGTTATTAGTCTGGGTGGACACTATATGGATCTTCATTTGCCTTTAGCAATGTGAGAGGGTTCTTGGTTATGGCATCTTCTAAATGGCTTGGTGCAAAGTGTGCATAGACCATTGTTTGCTTTATATCTGCGTGCCCTAAAATATCTCTCAGTACAATAATACTGCCACCGCTCATCATAAACTGGCTTGCAAATGTATGTCGTAGAACGTGGGAGCATTGCCCTTCTGGTAGTTCAATGCCAGCACGCCCTAATGCTCTTTCAAACGATTTTCTACACTGGTTGAAAATAGCCCCACGTTTTTTAGGAATTTCGTTATAAAGTTCTTGGGTTATCGGAATGGTTCTGTTCTTTTTACCTTTAGTTTTTATAAAAGTAATTCGATAAGGGGTAACTTGGCTGCCAGTTAAGGATTCAGCTTCACCCCATCTAGCACCTGTCGATAAACAAATTTTTGTTATTATTTCTAAGTAAGGGTTCCGCGATTGTGAGCACACATCTAAAAGGCGCTTAATTTCATTTGGGTATAAAAATGTTAATTCGGATTCATCAATTTTAAATCGACGAATACCAGTAAGCGGGTGGGGGTGTTCCCAGTGGCCTAGTTCTTTTAAAGTCCCGAAAACAGCTGAAAGATTGCTTTGTTCTAGATTAACAGTCCTAGGCTTTACAGCCATTTTTCTACCGTGAATATCAGCTAGCTCCCCCGCTAACCGAGCTTCACGATATTTACTAAAATCCGCAGCTGTTATTTTAGTAGCAATAGGATCACCCATACCATCACAGATGGCTTTTAGTTTAGCTAGTAGTCTTGTTGCTGAAGATAAAGTTCGACCGTATAGGCTATACCAGAGGTCAATTAATTCAGACAGTCTACGATTATCTTCTTTTTCTCCTAGCCAAGGTTTATCAGCCATCTCGCCTATGAGGTGCTTCTCATAGGCGAGAGCTTCACCTTTAGTGACGAATTTTTTACGAATGCGTTTACCGTTTACTCCGTTAGGGCGCATATCACACATCCATTCGCCACTATCCAGCTTTCTTACAGTCATTACTCATTTACCAAATATGTTGCGACAATTTTGCCAATAATTCTCACATCATTAATGTCACTATCAATTGGATACTTTCCTGCATCAATCCGCAGTTTGTTACCCGGTAGAAGTATCAAATCTTTTACGCTGTGATTTCCTGTGAATTCAATCAGCCATTTTCCATCTTTTAACTCGTGATCTTTTAAATCGACGAAATATGTTACTGAGCCATCTCGAATCACGTTTAGTGTTCCTGAGTGTTCCGGAAGCATAACTTTGTCAAAAATAATAGATGAAGATTTGAGCAGTTTCCCGTTATCAAGCTTCTGTGCTGGGATGCGTATCGTGTCGCTCTCAGCATGATTGAAAGGGCTTCCTTCACCAAAAGATAGCCATTGTATAGATGCGCCAGTTTCAAGCGCACATCGTAAAACTATATCTGCTGGGAAATTATCTCTAATTATTCTATTTCCTAGAGATCCATTGCTAATCCCTAAGTGATTGGCAAGTTGTAGCCTTGAAGAAAAACCATAGGCCTCACAAATCCTCTCAATCGCTGGGCGTGCCCCTGTTTCTAAATTCATATCAAATTCACCTTTGTAGAACGCAAACCATTGACAATCTACAAACGAGAACATACCATCAAATACGTTCTCCTTTGGTTAATCACTGGAAACCACTAAAAGACAATAGTTAACAATAGTGCTCAAACACTACCGCAATAGAGGATTTTGCCCTATGCCGCAGGCCAATACAAACGCAACTGAAGCTCGTTGGCTTCCATTGAAAACGTTTTGTGAACGAGCTGGTATTACAGAACGTCGAGCTCGTTATTATGTAAGTACAGGTAAAGTAAGAATTAAACCAAAAGATAAACCAAAGGAGCGCGTATATATCGACTGGTTGGCTTGGAATCATGGTTAGCAACGAAAACTAATCGTGAACAATGAACACATTTTGTGTGGGCGGGGTGAAAACAACAATGTTTGATTATCAGACCTCCAAACATGCGCACTTTGATGCGGCATGCCGAGCATTTTCACAGGGGCATAATTTGGAACGGCTAGCCGAGGAAATCGGCCTACGTGGTCAAACGCTGCGTAACAAGCTGAATCCAGAGCAACCCCATCATTTGACCGTGCCGGAAATTATTGCGCTGACTGATTTCACCGAGGACGCCCGCTTGCTGGATGGGCTTCTGGCACAAATCAATTGCCTGCCATCTGTGCCACGCAACGAGGCCAAACCGGCAAACCTGCCGCTTTGCACTCTGAGTGCCACGGCGTCAGTGGGGGAAATTGCTGCGCAAGCCGTATCACAAGAACCAATGACCGCAGCCCGCCGTAACGCGATTTTAGATAAAGCCAACAGCGCAATCCGCAATCTTTCGCTGATCGTCTTGTCGGTTGAAGCGCGTATCCAATCCACGCCGATGATGGCCGCCGCAGTTGATGCAGTGAATGCCGTCATACCTAACGTGATGTAGGGAGCATATAAAATGCAGGTATTTATCAAACTCCTTAAAAAACAATCGCCAGCGCCGCAATTGGCCGCAGATGCGCATGGCTGGCTTGAGCTGCCGGATGGTCGCCGTTGGTCGCCATGTGTCAGTGAATTCCGTTTTAATAAACCACAGCAAGCAAAGCGCCGCCCTTGGTGGTTCCGCGTGATGGGATTAAGGGGGTAATCATGGCAGACCATAAATTTTGGCTTAGCCAAATACGCCGCCAACTTGATCCGCGTTTCAACCGCGCAAAGCGTGTATGGCAAAGCCTTTCAGCCGAACAGCGCGGTGTTTTGCTTCATGCCGCTGGCTTGCCGCCTGTTTTATGTCGGTATAGCTGGGAAGCTATTGACGCTAAAGACTTGGTAAAACTGCGCCGTGGTATTCAGCGCATTAAGGCGTTAATTGGTCGCTTTGACGACTTGGCCAAAGAAGATTTTTGCTCGACGGGTGCCGCTGAAAATATCAGCCCGGCACCTGTGGGCGGGGTGGAAATGGTCATTGCGCCACGTCTGCTATGGCAGGCGGAGCAGGTCATTGCAGCCAAAGAAACACAGCAGCATTAAGGAGGCTTTATGCGCATTGTCACCGTTGAATTAGAAGGTTTATATCAGGATTTAGATAGTTGGCGTGTACCGCATAACTACGTACGTCTCTTTATTTCAAAATGCCAGATCGTAAAAGGCCGGGTCTCATTGGGCAGCTTCATATTTAACGACACTGAACACATGACGAACCCGCGCCAGTGGCTTGCGGCAAATGCGGCATTTTGGTGCCGGGCTTATCGCGAATCACAGCAGTGCGCAGATCAGGCGCAGGCACTTGGTGCGATTCAATCAGTCAATGCTATGGCGGGTATGTTAGGCCATGGTGAAGTTGTTACGCTGATTCACTCCTGGTGGGGTAATACGTTTGAGCTTCACCAATTGCCGCAGCTAAACAGCAAATTCAGCCAGTGCCCAGATAAAACAACCATTCATTAAGTAATCATTAAATACCGAATACCTGTGGTTATCCCGTATAGCTGCGGGTTTCTCTTTGCCTAAATTTGGAGAAGTACCTATGCCCGAACATATGAAACGCCAAGATTTAAACCGCAACAACGACACAGCGCAGTTAACGGCCATGCTGAATTCTGCCCGTTTAGAAGGTGAGAAACACGCCGCTGATAAGTGTTCTATGCGCTTGGATAAGTTGGCCGCTGAGGCTGCAAACAATGGTCTTTCAGCAGCGGAAATCATAGCGCTGATCCGCGAAGAGTCAGCGAGTTTAGATAGCAAGGGCGGTGCTGCATGGAACTGAAACATCCACACCAAGTTCATGAGTTAAAGATTTTGCCTGAATATTTTCAAGCGGTAGCTGATGGCAAAAAGAAAGCGGAGTTCCGCGTTAATGATCGTGATTTTCATCATGGCGACCTGATCATTCTTAATGAATGGGATAGCGCCAGTAATCGTTTTACTGGAAGAAAGAAAAGCGCGGTGATTACTCATATAACTAACATTGACCACGTTGAGCCGTTCGCACGTTGTTCATGTGTTGGTTACGTAATGATGTCGTTTGAGCTAACTACGGTGAGCTACAACCATGCGTAAAATCATCAATAGCCACCTTGCCATTGCTGTGCAGGAGAAAACGAAAACCCGCCCGCGTCGTTTGATGTTGGAAATTTCCCGCACCCATGCCGGGGTAACGTCTTGGGGCGTTCTGGCCATTTATGATCGCAAGGTCATGCTTTTGCGTGATTTAGTCAGCGAGTGCGCGGGCTGGTCTATGAATGGTAATCCTCAATTTAATGAGTCTGATTATCTGCTACTTGTTGAGCAGTTAACTGGCCATTACCTTGAGGCGTTGCGCGAATTGAACTGGACTGGTGCTTAATGTTGGACGTTCTCGACGTACAACCCGAAGCCTATCACACCGTCAATCAATGGCGGTGTGAACAGTTTGCGCCGGGTGCCCCGCAAGATATTAGTATGGCCGAGCGTGATTTATGGCACTTGGACAGTGCCGATCATGAGTGGCGCCATAGTCTGCTGAAAGATATTCCCAACTATCTAGCCCGCTATTTTGTTGAGCGTTATACCAAAATCTATAACAGCAGCGAGCCACACGAAGCCCGCCGCCGTGCCAATACGTTTTTACGCACTACCGTGGGTGAAAATATATTGCCACGTCTGCGGTTAGTCGCTGACCAATACCGCCAATGTAGCCCGCAAATTGCAGAGGCTACGTTTCCTTTTTATCCCCAGCTAAAAGACCTGCCAACGTTAAACCGCGATGAGCTACGCAAGCTGTCTGCCGATGCGGCGGACTATATAGCACAGGCGTTTATGGCATTTACCGAAGAGCATTGCGCAGAGCAGGCACCTGATGCAGCTGCTATGCGTCAGCGTACACTTTCTGCTTTTCGCTATCTGGGTGAGCTAACCGAGCAGATTGGCACAGTGCCGCCCTATTGGGCTGCATTTATTAATGGCCGTCGTTCACTGCCTACGCAATCCGCCGAATCTGGCATTTTGCGCATGATGACTGCGGATTGGTGGCTAGTGCGCCTAAAGCGCCGCCGTGATTTGCATAGAGAACATCTGGCCATTGCGGTGGGGCAGGTGCAAAAGGCTGCATCTGCGTATGTATCACGCGGTGGGTTGCATGAATGGATTGAGCAGAAGAAAAGAAACCGTGAATTTTTCAAGAGCTTTGAACTGGAAGATAAGGACACTGGCCAGCGCGTTTCCATGGAGGACATGGTAAATGGCAGTAGTGCAAACCCTGCAATTAGGAGATGTGAATTAATGGTGCGAATGAGAGGTTTTGAAGATTTAGCAAAAGACATGGGGTGTGCGGGCGAGTTTTACACCATCACCGCCCCATCGGCTTATCACGCCGTCCATAGTCGCGGTGGTTTCGTTAAGCAATGGAACGGCGCAGATCCACGCACGACACAAAAGTATTTGTGCAATGTTTGGGCGCGTGCCCGCGCTGCGATTAAGCGTGAGGAAATATCTGTTTTCGGTTTTCGTGTGGCAGAGCCGCACCATGATGGTACGCCGCACTGGCATATGTTGCTTTTTATGCAGCCTTGCCACGTTGAGCGGGTACGTGAAATTTTACATAAATATGCCTATGAGGAAGATGCGCACGAACTGGATACGCCAGAGGCCAGAAAAGCCCGTTTTCATGCGGTGCCGATTGAAGAAGAAAAGGGCAGCGCTACGGGGTATATCGCGAAATACATTTCAAAGAATATCGACGGTTACGCGCTAGACGGTGAGAAAGACGATCAGACCGGTGAGAGTTTGAAAGATATGGCCAAATCTGTGTCTGCGTGGGCTAGCCGCTGGCGTATTCGTCAGTTTCAGCAGATAGGTGGTGCGCCAGTAACGGTATGGCGTGAGCTGCGTCGCCTGCCGGGTGATGAACAAATCTTACCCACAATGGATATGGATAATGTGCGATTTGCTGCGGATAACAGCAATTGGTATGCCTACACAGAATGTCAGGGCGGTGCATTTGTTAAGCGTCGGGATCTGACCGTTCGCCTAGCCTATGAAATCACCGAGCAGGGCAACCAGTACGGGGAAGATGTGCAGCGTGTTACTGGGGTTTATTCCCCTGTGGTTCTCAATTCGGAAGTGGTTACACGGTTGGTTAAGTGGGCAATAGTGCCGAAGTTGGCCACAGCGTCAGCGGAGGCCGGTGTTTCTGGCGGCAACGCCGCCCCTTGGAGTTCTGTCACTAACTGTACGCCAGATGAATGGCGGCGATTATCTAATGAGTTAAAAAGTCGGGGTTTTAGCGGTAGCGAGAACGAAATAAGCATCCTAATGCGCGGCAGCCGGTTAACAATCAGTAAAGGACGTTCACTCGCGTGGCGAAATGATCGCCTGATTGAGGTAGAAGCTAGCCAAGAGCATCAAAGATGGCCGGGTTGGAACTAATACGTTACGTAATAGTGAACCATATCAGTGGCATAAATGGGTTCACTATTTCTGGTTACTTATGTTACTGTATAAATACACAGTATGTTGTTGATGGTGGAGGCGTCAGTGGATTTACTGGACGAATCAATAGAAATAGAACGTATCGAGCTGATCGCAAAATTTGTCTGCGGTGATGAGAGTAATTCCCGTGAACGTCAGGTGGCACTGATTTGGATAGCGGAGCTGGCAGAGGATATGCGAGTTGGTATGTTAGCTAAAACGCATAACTCTCCGAGCAATGCTGGGTATATTATCAATCAATAGGGATGATTAGTGGGTTAAGTATAATGATTTTTACTTACGTAATATCTAGTGTAGTTTTAAGTGTGAAAAGTATATTATTTCAAAAGGAAACTTTTGTTGTGTGGAGATGATATGGAAGAGTGGATTAAGATTATTACAAGTGTTATTGCTTTCATTGGATTATTTATCTCTATTCGAAAATGGTTAGACTTTGAATCTGGCAGATTATTTAATCAGTGGTCTAAAGCAAGCGATTTTGCATATGAACTATTTAAGAGAACAAATGATCATGCTTTAGAAAAGACATCTTTTAATTTGGGTTACGCAGCACTAACAGGGGATATAAGGCTAACTCCTATTCAGAGAAAACGGCTTTTGACTGCAAGCGATTCAGCTAAAGACCTTAGGCAGTACAAACGTTGTAGTAAGATAATTTCTGTTACCGAACATGGGTATTCGCTATTTGAGTGGTCGCATTCGTGGTATGAAAACAAAAAATATAGGATGTTTATTAAAGTAAGTAGTTATCTGATTTATTTATTAGCCTGTGTTCCAACTGTATTGCCTATATATTATTCAAGTTTATTCTCAGATAGGATAATTGAAAAACTGGAAAGCCTTCCTCTAACAAGTACGATTATTATAATTTTATCTTACTGTATTCCATGTCTGTTCATTGCAGTTATATCCTTAGCAAAAGGTATACAGGTGAGCATATCTGAAGAGTTGATAGAGAAAAATACACTTTCCGACGTTCTAGACTAGTAGAACTTAGCTAGAACGTCGTTAGAAATATCAAGCGGCGTTGTTTCTTAATAGGTCGAGAGTCATTTGCCGTTGTTCAGGGCTGAGGCTATCAATGATTGTTTTTATCATCTGCTCGCCTTGTTTTGCACTGGGGCTAAGTGTGTGGGAAAAAGTCAGGTTCATAACAAAAGTATGCCCACACTCAACATCTGAACAGGCACAGTAAATATCTGCAATTTGGCGGTGCTTACGGTTGGTTTTGCTAATGACAGCCTTCGCACCGCAGTCAGGACAAAAGATTTTCATAACGCGCATGTTTCTGGCTCCAATAGAATTTAACTGTTGGAATTTTAGCGTTTTTCTCCTCATACCGCACCCGCCTTTGTTGTCTCAACGTCAAAAATAAGGTGTAAATGTTCTGGGATTTCCTGATCGGCGCTGATAGCGTCACGAAAACGACGTTGGACAGGGATTACCTCATCTTTTCGGTACGTATTACGTGCTTTTTCTGGATCGCCTAGACCGCCCGCGTTCTGGGGAATTTGCCCAGCTAACCCGGCAGGGAAACGGTGCGCGTTGAGAACGTCTTGGGCACTGATGTTTTTCACGTTGGCAAACTCATCATTCGCGCCAATATCTCCCATCTGAATAAATTGCACCCCTTTTTCATCGCCACCGGGAATGTTCACCAAGATGGTGCTGAAATTCCCGATCCCTTTGCTTTCGGACAGCTGGCGTTCAATCTCTTCTTCTACTTCATCGGTCATGCTGGAATCAGTGGTGTAGAGAATGCCGCCAGTATGAGCACCGTTATGGTAATAGCGGCGGCGGAATATCGTCGCCTCGCTGTTGAGTAGTGCCGCATGAATGCCGCCGATATAATCCGGCAGGCCATAAACTTGCTGCTGTGGGTCATACTGGCGGATATAAATAATATCTTCTTCTGGATAAACCAGCGGTTCACCGTCTTGCAACACCACATATTCCCCGCTTTTACGTACACGGGTATAGAGTGCCGGTAACGGCGCTAAATCAATAACGTCGCCCCAGCCGTTACGCACTTTCAAAATGGCCACATCGCCAAAAGTCAGATAATCAAAAATGGCCGCTCTGAATTCATCATGGGTCAGGCCACCCCTGAGATAGTCAGACGCGATCATGTTGTGTCGGGCATAGAGTACGCCGCCATGCTGTCCATTAAGGTTAATCAATTGCGCCAGTGCAAGGCGCTCTATCGGTAGCGTGTAATGGTCGTAATCATTGTCGTACCAAATATCACGGTAATCGGTGCCCGTCGTTAAGATGGGTTCTGGCTTGCTAAGCGTGAGCAGGCTCATTTTGCGTTTGGTATGGGCGCTTGGTTGACGCTTCATAGCGCGTTGTTTGTTCTTTTTCATGCGGCTTGTTTCAGCCTCCAACGTGATTGTGGGCGGTTTTCATAGTTAATGGGTTCGTTATGCAGAGCATGTGCAATGGCAAAGGCAGCCTCGGCGTGGCCTGTGTCTGCGCTGCGGTCAGCAACAAAGGTCATAGAGTTGCCACTGTTGGTTGTGGTGCGACGAATGGCCAAGAAACTGGCGGGGATCTCGGTGTGGTCTTTTGGCCATTCAATGCGGTTACTGCTGATAACGTCCAGCGCTTTTAAAATCAGCTCGTCTTTGGTTTTCACGCTGTAACGAATTGGTACGGCGACACGGCCAGCGAAATGCTGGATGTTTTCAAATACGGCGTTGCCGATGCCGGTAACATCAATTCCCAGATAGCGGATATTATATTTTGCGAATAGCTTTTTGATTTCGTTGGCCTGCCAGCGGAATGACATGCCGTGCCAGTTCACGATTTCCAATACCCTGAATTTTTCTACCGCTAATACCGGTGGTGCCAAAACAGCAAAGGTTGAGAGGTCGCCAGAACGCGCAGGGTCATAACCCGCCCAAACTTCGCGATCACCGAATGGGCGTTTTAGCTTGATGTCAAAATCTTGCCAGATATCACGCTCAACCCCGCAGCGCTCCAAATCCTCAAAGCTAAATACGGCGTCTTTGCTATCCACAAACACGCACATATACAGCATGGCAAAGGTGGCATCGTTGTAGCGGTTACGCAGGCGTTCAATGTCAGCCAAGTTAAAGCCGCCACGGATCGCATCTTCCATCGTGATGATGTAGCGCCATTGGCCATCTGGGCACTCGCGGCCACCGTCGCGCAGTTCGTCAAACTCGGGGAATTTAACTTTTGCGCGTTTCTTGCTGCCGCGCTTCCATTCTTCCCCTGTCCAGAATGGGTAAGCCTGATGGGTTTTAGCTGATGGCGTCGAAAAGTAGGTGGTGCGCCATTTGTCATGTGTGGCCATGGCGCTGGCCACTTCATTAAGGTGGGTGAAGTTTGGCACCCAGAAATATTCGTCACAGTACAAATGCCCGCTATAGGATTGCGCCGTGTTTTTGTTGGTAGACAAAAAGCGTAGTTCTGCGCCATTACTTAAGCGGATCGGGTTGCCGGTCAAATCAATGCCAAAATATTGCTGGGCAATATTGACGATGTACGAGCGGAAAACCTCGGCCTGTGCCTTACTGGCAGAGAGGAAAATCTGTGGATCGCCGGTTAATACTGCGTTTTCGAATGCTTCAAAGGCAAAGTACCAGGTGGCACCAATCTGGCGACTCTTAAGAATATTGCGCACCGTCTGGGCGATATTCAAACGCAGGTGCTTTTGATAGCCAAATAGATGTTCGTCAGCCCATGTATCAAAATCTTCTTGGGTCAGGCTAGAAATATCGTTTTTGCGGTACTTCTTCTTTTTCGTTGGGCGTTCGTCGTCGTCAGCGCCTGCCGTAAATTGGCTATCGCCTTTGGCCGCTGCCAGCTTTTCTTTGTGTTTATTAGATTGCGCTCGTAACTTCACGGCATGCGCGATCAGGATTTCCATTTCCCTTAGTTCAATGTCTGTCTTTTTATCTCTACCGGCCAGCAGCTGGTAGCGGCGTTCTATCGCTTCCTCGGTACTTTCATGGTTGAGTAAATCAGACCACTGACCTTTTTCAGCCCAATAGTAAATAATCCGCGTATTCGGCAGATTTAATTCGTTAGCAATTTCTTTTGGCGTCATTCTTCTTAAATAGAGAGCACGCGCCACGCCGATTAATTCAGGAGAGTATTTAGCCATAGGCTTTATTATGCAGAGATATTTATGAATAAACGCCGGGCTTAATTCGTCCTGATTCGGTAATAGGCGTATATCCGAATTTATACGAATTAAACCGAGTGCCACATGAAAAGTATTAGGCAATAATTCATTTCGTTAGAGCACAACAAGCAATCAGGAAAAATAATGTCGCAATTACGCACTGACTGGCTTTGTGTTGCTACCGAAGGGGATACTGTTGACGGTCGTTGTTTAGAGCGCCAATGGCTTATTGATGCGGGGGATTTATATGAACCGAATTTATATGCCGCATTAATTTGGCCAGAGCATGAAAAGGATTACGGGAATTTTGGCGAAGTCTTGGCATGCATGTGGCAAGAAGGTGACGATGGTTTAGTGCGGCTTTATGTCCAGCTACGCCCGAACGCTTACCTGCTTGATGCTAACCGCCGTGACCAGATGCTTTATATGTCTGTAGAGCTAACGCCCGATGGGAATTTTCGCGGTACTGGTCGAACGTATTTAGAAGGGTTGGCGGTTACAGATACCCCCGCAAGTGTGGGCACCACGCGTCTGCGTTTTAGTCATCGTAAAAATCGTTTACGCCCAGCGTCTGGGTATTACGAATTTTCGATTAACAAAGCTGGAAAAATTAAACAGGGTAATAAGATGAAAAATTGGCAGAGCTGGTTTGGTATTAAACCGAAACACTTTGAAGAGCAGTCTAATGATGATGCGCCAGAAGATGGCGATAAATTGCAGGTACTGGCTAATGCGGTGAATGATTTAGAAGCCCGTATTACGAAATTAGAAGGTAGTCAGGAACAAACCGATCAGGCCGTTGAAGAAGTACAGGCCGATGTGGAAACTGTAAAAGAAGTTGTCGATACCGAAGAGTTTGCGCTTATTCGTGATAATGCCAAATCTATTGTCAGCAATTTTAATAAGCTGGATAAAAAAATCACTAAATTGCCTAAGCGCGATATTGGCGATAAATCCCAGCGTAAAGAATTTAAGCATTTGGTCTAAATAACCTGTTCGCGAATTAAATTCACTTTAATTAAAACTATTTCGCGATAAGCGAGAGGGATATTTATGCAATTAAATAAACGCGCTGAGCAATGGATCCATGCTTTTAGTTCAGCGCTGGCAGAGTCTCACGGGGTGGGTGACGTTAGCCGTTATTTCTCACTGACTGACCCGAAAGAAACGCAGCTACGTTCTGCGCTGCTGGAGTCCGTTGAGTTTCTTTCCATGATCACCTGCGCCGATGTTGATCAGCTGTCTGGCCAAGTGGTTTCAGTCGGGAGTTCTGCGTTATACACCGGGCGTAAAGAAGGTGGGCGATTCTCGCGAACCGTGGGTGTGGACGGTAACGAATACAAGCTGGTGAAAACCGATTCATGCGCGGCCTTAACGTGGGATTTGCTTTCTATCTGGGCGAACGCCGGTGATGAAAATGAATTCTTCCAAAAGGTGCAGGCTTTCTCTGAGCAGATTTTTGCGCTCGATATGCTGCGTATTGGCTTTAACGGCAAAAGCGTGGCCAAGACAACCGATCCAGTGGAAAACCCCAACGGCGAAGATGTGAATATTGGCTGGCACGCCAAAATGATGGAATTCAACGGCGGTGCCCAGATTATCACTGATGGCGTGACATTGGGTGAAGGTGGTGATTATGCCTCACTGGACGCGATGGCGTCTGATTTGGTGAATGCCAAGCTGCCGCAGCAATTCCGTAATGATCCGCGCTTGGTGGTGCTGGTTGGGGCTGACTTGGTCGCGGCAGAGCAATACCGCTTGTACCAGAAAGCAGACCGCCCAACCGAAAAAATCGCCGCGCAGATGTTAGGCAGTACGATTGCAGGCCGTCCGGCAGTGGTGCCGCCATTTATGCCGGGTAAACGCATGGTCGTTACGCCGCTTAAAAACCTTCATATCTACACGCAGCGTAATACACGCCAGCGTAAAGCGGAGTTTGTTGAAGACCGTACCCAGTACGAAAACAAGTATCTGCGTAATGAAGGTTATGCCATCGAAGAGCCGGAGATTTATGCCGCCTTTGATGAGTCTGCCGTGACTATCGGCAAAGTGACCGAGCCGTCAGAGCCAGTCGGAGAGTAAGCCATGCTGTCACCCGCTCAACGTCATAACGCAAAAATCAAAGCCCGGCAGGCGCTGGAAAAGTGTCAGGTATTAGATGCTGAACATAGCCTGCATGTGCAGCTGGCTGCGTTGGAAAGTGACGTTAAGCGGCTGCGCAATCTCGATACGCTGCGTGATCGCACCATCATGAAACGCAATGAACTGCTGCCGCGATGGTTGCCAACCGCGCAGGCGTATTTAGACAGCGACGAGGTGTACCAAAACCCAATTCTGTCTCACTGCGTGGTGTGGCTGTTTGACGTTGAAGAGTTTGATCAGGCATTGGATTGGGCGGATGTGGCGATTGCACAGGGGCAGGAAACACCGGGCAATTTTCGCAGTAAGTTTCCGGCGTTTGTGGCTGACACCATGCTGGCATGGGCTGAAATGGCCGCCAGCTGCGGCGATGGCGTAGAGCCGTACTTTTCGCGCACGTTTACCAACGTGACGCAAAACTGGCGGTTACATGAAGAAATCACCGCCAAATGGTTCAAGTTCGCCGGGCTTCTGATGCTGCGTGACGATGAAGGCAAGCCACGCGCCAGCGCATTGGATGACGTGGAACAGCTGGAAAAAGCCGGGCTTATGCTGGCGCAGGCCGAGGGGCTGTATAAAAACGTGGGCGTGGGCACGATGCGCAAACAAATCAGCGCACGGATTCGGGCACTGCAAAAGAGTTAAAACGACTACCGCAAGCCAAGCGGGCGCGGTGGAGGCAATGCACATCTGTGCTATGTGCCATGGAAGCCGGTCAGCCCGCTTTACCGAGGTTTTTATGTTTAGTGGAACACCGATTGATTACCAAGATGCACCGCTGACAAATGACGGCTTTTGGCCTGATTTGAGCCTTAAAGAGTTTCAGCAGCAGCGCAGCATTCCGCCCGATATTGACGGCGGCACCGTGGCGCAGGCGTTGTTAACGGCTGCCGGTGAAGTGAATCGGGATCTGCGGGATGTGGCCGCCAAGCATGGCAGCGCAGGATATACGCAGGCGCAGGATGTGCCGGGCGTGGCTATTGACGGCATAAACCTGCTGTGTGGCCAATACAAAAAGGCCGTCTATGCCCGCGCCAAAGCCGATTTGATGGGCGAGTTTGCCACCATTGGCCGCCGTGAGTCTCATCCGGGGCAGGAAAGCGCGGAAACACGTAACGGACTACTGGCGGAGGCATCCATTGTGATCCGCAGTATCAAAGGGCTGAAAAGGGTCACGGTGCGCAAAGTATGAGCCAGCTGGAATCACTTACACAGTTTTTTAAAGACAACGTACCGCCCCGCGCAATGCTGGCGTTCAACAGTGAAATGGATGAGATGCAGTACATTCCCGCGCAAAAGGATTTAGGGCTGGGGCAGTACCGTTTAGCCATTCTACGCAGCACTGCGTTGTTTTCGTGGGAGCGTTTCCCGTATCGCCTGTGTGATCCACGCTTGCTGATGGCACTAATGACGGCGTGGCTAAGTGAGACTGACCGCAGTCTGTTTGCTGAGAACGGTATAGACGACAGTTCACCTGAATGGGATGTGTCAGTGGACGATAAGGAAACCGCCACGGTGGTGCTGACCGTGCCCATGGTTGAAGAGCTGTGCATTGTGCCCGATGAAAAGGGGGCTATCCCCTTTGATGGCCAGCGCTGGCGGTTGGCTGATCCGGAGATTTGGACGGCGCTCACGGCGCAGGTATTTGGGACAGATGAGCAAGGCGCACCCATTGGACAGGCGCAATGATTGCCAACGGTGAATTGAACAAAGCGCAGTTTAAAACGCTGCGCGATGAGCTGGCCAAGCTGGATTTACCGCCGAAAAAGCGCCAGCGGTTTTTATGGCGCATGGCCAAATATGGCGTGATGGCGGCGGCCAAACGCAACGTGCGTAATCAGCAGTCGTCGGATGGTCAGAAGTGGGCAGGGCGTAAGACCAAGCGCAAAGGCAAGATGCTGCGCAATATGCCGAAATTACTGCATATCCGCGAAATGCCACAGCAACAGGCGGTGCGTTTGTATCTCACCGGGGGCGGCTATCGTAATGGGGCTAAGCCAGTGCCTGCGGGCGTGATTGGGTACAGCCAGCAGAACGGCATGAGCGTGACCATTAATCGCCGTCAGGTGGCAAAAAATCAGGCGCAGGGCAACCAGCCCGCCACGGTGAAACAGGCTAAGCGCCTGCGCAAGCTGGGGTACAAAGTGCGCCACGGTAAGCGCTGGAAAAAGCTGGGTTACAAAGAAATAGCGGCATTACTCACCAAGGCGAAAGCCGGGGCGATCATCCGTTCGATGGAGGGGAAACCTGCAAAAACATCGTGGACGGTAGATGTGCCCGCCCGCCAGTTTATTGGCATGAGCGATGATGATTTTAATAAGGCGCTGGCGCGTCAGCTGCAAGCCATTGGCTTTGGCACTGATGTTAACGCGCAAAATATTAGGGGATCGGCATGAGTTGGCCACAGGTCACGGTTAACCAAGTTAACCAGCTGCAAGGCGAAACCAAAGAGATCGAACGCACTGTGCTGTATATCGGCATGGGCAAAACCAACGCAGGCAAAACGGTGGCGGTGAATACCCAATCTGATTTTGATGCGTTGCTGGGTGAAGCAGACAGCCCACTTAAAAGTAATGTTAAAGCGGCCATGCTTAACTCCGGTCAGAACTGGGCGGGATACGTGCATGTTTTGGCGCAAGACAGCGAACCCGAAGCATGGGAAGACGCGGTGCGGGCAGCGCAGGCAGTGGCATCGGTTGAAGGTGTGGTGTTGGTCGATGATGTTAGCGATAAAGCGCCAATTAATGCGGCGTCCAGCCTGCGCAGTGAGTTGATTGCCAAATATGGCCGTTGGGTTTGGTTTGCGCTGGCCGTGCAGGCACCGCAGGCCGAAGAAACATGGGCGGAATATCTTGAGCGCCTGAGTGCATTGCAGCAGGGCATTGCCGCGTCTGCGGTGCAGCTGGTTCCCCGCTTATGGGGCAATGAGCCGGGCGTTTTGGTTGGCCGCTTGTGTAACCGCGCAGTGACGATTGCCGATAGCCCGGCGCGTGTGGCCACCGGCGCACTGCTGGAATTGGGCAGTGATACGTTGCCGGTTGATGGCATAGGTGTTGCGGTGGATTTGGCCACGTTGCAGGCGCTTGAAAAGCAGCGCTACAGCGTACCGATGTGGTATCCCGACTATGACGGCATGTATTGGTCTGATGGGCGTACGTTGGATGCCGAGGGCGGTGATTATCAGGTGATCGAATACCTGCGCACCGTGGATAAGGCGGCGCGTCGTATCCGCTTGCAGGCGATTGCCAAGATTGCCGATCGTTCGCTAAACAGCACACCGAGCAGCATTGCGGCGCACCAAGCGTATTTTGCTAAAACGCTGCGGGCAATGGCCATTTCGGTACAGATTAACGGTGTGACGTTCCCCGGTGAGGTGAAAAGCCCGCAGGATGGAGATGTGACAATTGTCTGGAAATCAGCCACGGCGGTGGAAGTTTACATGGTCGTGCGTCCGTATGAGTGCCCGAAATCCATCACGTTGAGCCTGTTACTGGATACCAGCATTGAAGGAGTGAGCGCATGAGTCAGCGTCTATCAGGCCAGTCGATTGATATTCGTCTGGACGGTGAATTGATCCACGTTGAGAAAGTCAGCTTGGATATCACGGACAACAGCGCCGCCGCCAGTACGCAGGGTGTGCCGGATGGTTGGGTGGCTGGTGATGTGGCCGCTGAAGGTGAGATTGAGGTGAGCAGCAAGACCTTTCAGCAAATTACCGCTATTGCCCGCCGTGCCGGGTCGTGGCGCGGCATTGAGCCGGTGGATCTGATGTTCTATGCCAAAGCGGGCAACGAAGAGCTGAAGGTGGAGCCGTTCGGCTGCAAGCTGTCACTGAGTAACGTGCTGGACGGTGATCCGAAAGGCGGCAGCACACTGACGCACAAAATTAAGTATGCGGTGACAAGCCCGAACTTTGTGCACATCAACGGCATCCCGTATCTGGAACGCGAAGCCACGCAAAACCTGATCGGCTAAGGATGGATGATGCAGGAGCATGAAAAAACGTTGTTTGGGCTGTTAATCGCAGGCTTTTTAATTGCGATGGGGCAGTTGTTGAACGGTTCAGAACCTATCACCGCACGGTTGTTTTTAGGGCGAGTGATTCTGGGTACGGGGGTATCTGTTTCCGCAGGCGCGGTGCTGTTGTGGGTGCCCGATTTACCGCCGCTGGCCATCATTGCATTGGGTACAGCGCTAGGTATTGCCGGGCATACGTGGTTTGAAAACTGGTTACGTAAGAAAGGCGCAAGCCTGCTAAAAGGAAAGAAACCATGACGTTAAGTGAAAAACAGCAGCTTTTTGTTTCGCTGATTGCCCAGCTGATTACGTGGGCGAACGATAAGGGCTACCGCTTAACCTTTGGCGAAGCCTACCGCACACCGGAACAGGCCAAGCTCAATGCGAAAAGCGGTGCCGGTATTGCCAATAGTCTGCATACCCAGCGCCTAGCCGTGGATTTTAATCTGTTTGTGAACGGCGAGTACAAAACTAAAACCGAGGACTATTTACCGCTGGGTGAGTATTGGGAATCGCTGGGCGGTGCATGGGGCGGGCGCTTTAAATCCCGTCCTGATGGCAACCACTTTAGCCTAGAGCATAACGGGGTGCGCTGATGGCCAGAACGCTGGCGATGTTGATTGCGGCGCTGCTGGCATCATTTTTCGCCGGATGGCAGGCCAATGACTGGCGGCGCGATAGTCTGGAATTAGCCATCAACCAAGCGGCCAGCGCTGCCGGTGATGAGTCCAGAACGGCCATGCAGAAGGTGGCCAGCCAATCAGCGCGGGAGTTAGAAACAACGCTTGAGGCGTTACGCAATGCCAAGCCACCAAAAGAAATCTATAGGGAAATGGTTAAGCCGGTTTTTACTAATGTGTGCCTGTCTGCTGAGTATGTCAGCTTGTACAACGCCACCGTTGAACAAACCGAACGTGCCCTATCAAGAAAACCTGAAAATAAAATGTCAGGAAAATGATTTACCCCGATTAACGGGAACGCAGGGAACCGCAGCCGCAGAAGCCTTAAACGCATGGCCAGAAATATATGGTCAATGTGCGGCGCGTCATAATCAATTAATTGATGAAATCAATAAACGGGAAGAAATAAACAATGGCGAATAAAAAGATTGTATTAATGGTGGGCGGTACTGAATTAACGTTTGAGCCGAATACCACAGCCTATAATAAATTCATTAATGAAATGGCGATGGATAATAAAGTTTCCCCTGCGCACAATTATTTAATGCGTATCGTGGCCGCTGAAAGCAAAGAATCATTAACCACTATTTTAGAACTGCCGGGGGCTGCATTACAGCTGGCCACCAAAGTGAATGAAATCTTTGCGCCGGTATTGGAAATCAGCGTAAAAAACTAACGGCGCGGGTACGCGCTATCGAAAATAACGGCTTAGAACAATATTTGATTTTACGCCGTCATTATTTACCCCACGAAAATGATGAGCCGGATAATTTGGCGGCAGCATTATGGCTAGATAACCGTTATTGGGAATATCACCGTATAGCTGTGGCCAATGGTATTGCGCTGGCCTTTAAAGGTGATAAGTGAAACAGCTTGAATTTACATTAAGCCTTATCGACAAACTCACCCGCCCATTAAAACAGGCACAGGGGGCGGTGAAAGGGTTTGCCGAGAATTCACAGGCGCACTTTGCCAAAGTGGGGATCGGGGCAGCGGCATTGTGGGGCGTTGGCCAAACCATTCAAGGCGCTTTAAATCCGGCGATTGAAATGTACGACGCTTTGCAAGAGGCATCGGCGCGGGGCGTGGATGATACCGCGCTTAAATCGGTACGTGATTCCGCACTGACTTTCAGCATGCAGTATGGCCGCAGCGCTGTGGAGTTTGTGCAGTCTACTGCTGATATTAATGCGGCCATTATCGGGCTAACCGGCGATGAACTGCCGAAGGTGACGAAAACGGCCAACATTGTGGCCACCGCGCTGAAAACCACGGCAGGCGAAGCCGCCGAGTTTATGGGGCAAATGTTCGGCCAGTTTAACCAATACGCCCAGCAGGTGGGCAAAGTGCAGTTTGCCGAAGAGCTGGCCGGAAAAATGGCCTACATGAAGCAGACCTTTGGCACGGATATGGCCACCATCAAAGACTTGATGGAAGGGGCGCGCGGCGTGGGTTCCAACTACGGCGTGGGGATGGATGAACAGCTGGCGGTGTTGGGGCAGCTACAAAGAACGCTTGGCACGGAGGCCAGCAGTTCGTATGAGGGCTTCATGACGGGAGCCGCCGAAGGCGCTAAAAAGCTGGGACTTAGTTTTACTGACACCAACGGCAAACTGCTGGCTATGCCTGCGATGCTGGAAAAACTGCAAGGGAAGTATGGTGCCAGTATTGAGGGCAATCTTAAAGCACAGGCGGAACTGGATGCTGCCTTTGGTGACAGTTCGGCAGTGATTAAACACCTGTATGGCAATGTGGATGTGCTCCAGCGAAACATCACCGAGCTGGGCGGCAGCGATGGTCTTAAGCGGGCGCAGGAGATGGCCACCAAGATGGTGAAACCATGGGATCGGCTGATGCAGGTCTTTACGGCAATTCGTACCGTGATTGGGCTAACGCTTATCCCGGTGCTCTATCCCGTATTGAATAAGCTGGCTGAGATGGGTGCCACATTTGCCCGCTGGATGCAGCTGTTTCCCAACATTGCCCGCGTAGTGGGTTATGCCGCCATGGCGTTGCTGAGCTTTGCCGCTGTAGGGGCTATCGCCAATATTGTGATGGGTGTATCCGGTTTTATCATGATGGGGCTGAAAGGCGTTTGGACGGCATTAACCGCCGTTACTAAGATCCATATTGCAGTGCAATGGCTATGTATAAAAGCCCTGTCTGTTTGGTCAAAAACAATGAAAATTGTACGAGGTGTGATGCTGGCGCTACGTATTGCCGCCATGTTGACAGGTATTGCATTTAATTTCATGAGTTGGCCAATATTACTAATTATTGGTGCTATCGCGCTGTTAGTCGCCGGGTGCTATTACCTGATTAAATACTGGGATGATATTAAACGCGCTGTTATGGATACCGCCGCATTCCAGTCCTTAATCAATGTGATGGGTTATGTAGGCGACATATTTAAAAACGTGTGGGCGTCTATTGTTGAGGGATGGCATAGCGTTGTTTCTGCTATTACGGGGTTTTCTCTCAGCGATGCCATGAGCGGCATGGTTTCTGGTATCAGTGAGTTATTTAATGGTCTGTGGGCGTCAATGAAACAAAGCTTTTCCAGTTCGTATGATTGGATTATTGAAAAGCTAAACCTCATCCCCGGCGTCAATATTAGCGCCTCAACGGCCAGTGATTCGTTGCCTGAAATGCCCAGCGGTTTACCCGCCTCACAAGTGGCTATCGCACCGACTGCCATTGTGCCGGATACGGTCAAGGCGGTGCCAGTGATGCCGCACGGTATTACCCCGCAGACCGTGCCAAACGTTGTTCAGTCTGTTCCTGTTGTGCCGGGGGGCGTGAGTGCCTCACCCGTTATGCAAAACACCATTAACAATGTGAGAAATACGCAATTTACCCGAAATAACATTTCGACAGGCAACCAAGTTAAGGGAATAGAACGCGGCGGGCTGAATAAAGAAATTAATAACAATAATAAAAAAATTACGGATAACAGCAAATCAATCGGCACGGTAAATATTTACCCGAAAGAAATGATGAGCAGTGAAAAACTAATGGAATGGCAGGAGCTGGGCGCATGAGTGAATTGCAGTACGTCGATTTATATATTTTAAATCATGATTTCTCACTGAATGCCGGTAATGAGCCTGATACCTGTAATAACCAAATCAGCATCGGGCAGGATATTGTTCACGCTATTTATGAAAGCGGTTTGGTCACGCAGCTGGTTGCCGAGCGCAGCCCAACATTACGCGCTGATCTGTTTACACAGCTGGAATTATTGGTGGAAAGCGATGAACGCATAGTACCGGGCAGCGTGGTGGTGCAGGAAGAAACCAAACAGCGGTTGTGGATCACGGCGGAAACCTATGATTTTGGCGCGGTATCGACGAGGGCAGACCTATGACCAATAAGCCGAATGTTGATTTTGAGCAGGTGCTCAAAGACAGCGGTATGCCGACGACGGAAGCGGAAATCCGCAGCGAGTTCAACAAGGTGGTTAAAGCTGAGGGGCTGATAACCAACACCTCGCGTATGTCACCGTTCTGGCGTCTTATCACCGCCATTGTCACCACGCCGGTGCTGTGGATTAAGGATGTGTTAGTGGGCACGGTGCTGGCCAATATGTTTGTGGCCACTGCCAGCGGCCAAATGCTGCGCCTGCTGGCGTGGGCGGTCAATCTCACCGCCAAACCGGCGACGGCTGCCGAAGGGGTGATCCGTTTCGTGAAACAAGATGCAAAAGCGGCGGTGACGGTCAAAGCGGGGACACAGATACAAACCGAGCGCATTAACGGCGTGGTGTATGTGTTGGCCACGGTGTCAGATTTCACGATCCCCGCAGGTGTACCCAATGCGCTTATCCCTGTTAAGGCGCAGGCGGCGGGCGGTGCGTACAACTTGGCACCGGGCTATTACCGTATTTTCCCAGTGGCAGTGGACGGTATCAGCCACGCGGTGAATGAGGATGATTGGTTACTGGCACCGGGCGCGGATGAAGAATCCGACGACGAATTACGCGAACGCTGCCGCAACCAGTTCAATCTGGTGGGCAATTACCACACCGATGCGGTGTACCGCAGCATGATTGCAGGCGTTGCCGGGCTATCCATTGACCGCATTTTCTTTTTGCATGATGCGCCACGCGGGGCAGGAACTGCCAATGCCTACCTGCTGTTAGATAGCGGTGTGACGTCACAGCCGTTTATTGATGCGGTAAATGACTATATCAACACCCAAGGCCACCATGGCCACGGTGATGATATGCAGTGCATGGCTATGCCGGAAACCCGCCACACCTTGGCCGTGTCGTTGTTTGTGACCAATCCCGACAACATGACCGAAGACGAAAAGGCCACGCTGCTGGGCGGCGTTGAAAACCTGATCCGCTGTGCGTTTCGTGAAAACAGCAATTACGACGTGAAAAAGACGTGGCCATATTCCCGTTTCTCTTTTTCCAATCTGGGGCGGGAAGTCCATAAAACCTTTGAGATGGTGGATTCGTTGCATTTTTCATTGGCCGATATTGTGAGTGATTTAGCCGTGCCACGCTTGGCCGCGCTCACCGTGGAGTTAAAGCATGACTGAGTTTGAAAAGCGGCTGGCCAGTCTGAAACTGCCTAGCTGGATGGATAAAGGCGAGCCGGCCAAATTACTGGCAGGGGCGCGGGTGTTTTGGCTTGGAGTGCTGGCGTGGGTGCAATGGCCGTTGCGCCAGTTTGATCCGCTGACCTGCGTTGAACCAGTGCTAAACCTGCTGGCCTATGACCGCGATGTCTCCCGCTTTAACGGTGAACCGTTGGCACTTTTTCGTAAGCGGGTGGCTTATGCCTTTGTGAATGCGCGAGACGCGGGATCGGTTGAGGGCTTTATTGCCATTTTCCAGCGGCTGGGCATCGGTTATGTGGAATTGCTGGAACGTCAGCCGGGGATTGATTGGGACGTTATCACGGTACGTGTGACCGATAGCCAGATTGCTGACAACACCGAATTACTGCTGGAGATTATTCGCCAATATGGCCGCACCTGTCGCCGCTACCGATTTGAAGTGATCACCACGCAAAACCTGTATATCCGGGCGGGGTGGTATGAAGGGGAATATGTTTGCTATGTCGCCAGCCTTTCCCAAACGAAAACAAACAATAACAGCGCCACCTATGGCGCGAAGCTAGGGGGCTGATATGTCACAAACCACGATCACACTGGCCTTTGAGCAGTGGAAAGCCCAGCAGGCCATCGACGGCAAAGCGGTGGTGCTGGATGAGTTTGTTTTGGCCAACGTGCCTAATCTGGATATTGATAGCCCGATTGACCGTGCCGAACAGCTGCCTGCCGCACAGTACATTGTTCACCGTCAGGCGGTCAGTGCCACCGGCTTGGTGAATGAAAATGCGGTGGTGTATTCCGTCACGATGGGCGCCGAGGTAGGCGATTTTTCCTTTAACTGGGTGGGGCTTATCAACAAAGCCACCGGTGTGCTGGCAATGATTGTGCATGCGCCGCTGCAAAGCAAAATTAAGAACGCCGAGGGCAAACAAGGCAACGTGCTCACCCGTTCTTTCTTGATGGAATACAACGGCGCGGCGTCAGAAACGCAGATCACCACACCGGCAGAAACATGGCAGATTGATTTTACTGCACGTTTATCGGGAATGGATGAGCGCCAGCGCCTTGAGAACGTCGATTTGTACGGCGCAGCGGCATTTTTCGGTGATAGTTTTTTGGTAACGCGTTCGGGTAGCCAGTACAGCATTACGCAGGGTATCGGCTACGTGGGCGGTCTGCGTTGTCAGCTGCCAGCCACGCAAAACATCACCGTAACCACAAAGCCGGTAAAGGTCTGGGCAGATGTGTGCTGGAAAGGGACGCTAACCAGCGTGTGGGCTGAAGAGTTGAAAATCACGGTGGCCAATACACTGGCCAACTACGTGCAAGACGGTGTGCAGCATTACGTTTTTGCGGTGGCCAACATTGATGCAAATGGCGTGATCACTGACTTGCGGCCTAAAGGCGCATTGTCTGATCAGCAAGCCAATGATGCGTTAAAAAAGCATGAGCAATCCCGCAATCACCCCGATGGCACAGTGAATGCTAAGGGCTTTGTTCAACTGAGCAGCGCCACCAATAGCACCAGTGAGACATTAGCCGCTACGTCGAAAGCCGTTAAAGCTGCTTATGATTTGGCAAACGGTAAGTACACCGCGCAGGATGCGACCACAAACCAAAAAGGGATTGTTCAGCTTAATAGCGCCACCAATAGCGACAGTGAAGCACAAGCGGCGACGCCGAAGGCAGTAAAAGCGGCTAATGACAATGCGAACGGGCGTGTACCTAAAGGTGCAGGGCTAAACAGTTATGCTGAAACTATCCTTGATGTGGCGACCGATTTACGAACCCGTAGCGGCTTTTTTAATGCCTCATCCGCTAAAAATGGAATGCCGAGTGGGCACGAATGGAAGCAATACATTAACGCCGCGCACAGTAATGCTCAGGGCTATAACGCCACTATAGGGATAGATTTTGACGGCAATGTCATTGGCTTTGCTGTTGTGAGCGCTGGCGTATTCCGTGGTTGGAAGTTCATCCATCATGATGGTTATAACAATTTCCCCGTTGGTGCGCCGGTCGCATGGCCATCCGATAGCATCCCGTCAGGCTATGCCTTAATGCAGGGGCAAGCGTTCGATAAAGCTGCGTATCCAAAACTTGCCATTGCCTATCCGTCCGGTGTTATCCCTGACATGCGCGGCTGGACTATCAAAGGGAAACCGGCCAGCGGTCGCGCAGCGTTATCACAAGAACAAGATGGTATTAAGTCGCATAACCATAGCGCCAGTGCATCCAATACAGATTTAGGCACCAAGACAACGAGCAGTTTTGATTACGGAACTAAGACAGCGAGTACGTTTGATTATGGCACTAAATCGACGAATAACACGGGAGCACATACCCACTCGGTCGAAGGTACCGTGGGAGATTCTGGTGGCAATTGGCACCAAAACTGGGAAACCAGTAATAACGATGATTACAAGTATCAAAATACAAGCTCAGCTGGGGCTCACGCGCATACGGTTGCTATCGGAGCACATAATCACACTGTCGGTATTGGTGCTCACAGCCACACGCTAGCTCTTGGTGCGCACGGCCATACCATCACGGTTAACGCAGCAGGTAACGCAGAAAACACCGTCAAAAACATTGCCTTCAATTACATAGTGAGACTTGCATAATGGCCGCTTTCAAATTTTCGAATAAAGACCAAATCTTGACGGTCTATAACCTATCTTCTGATACCAGCGAGCTGATTGGCGCGGGGGATTGTTTTGTTCCTGCTAATACTGGCTTACCCGCTTATTGCACCCACGTGAAGCCACCAAAAGAAAAAATGGGGTTTGCATTGGTGTTTGATACAGATTCCAGTGCATGGCAATACATTGCAGACCATCGCGGGGAAACCCGCTGGAATACGCAAAACCGCCAAATGCAGGTGATCGATGTTCTCGGTGTTGTGCCAGAAAACACTACGGACAAAGCACCAACCAGTGATTTTGATGCATGGGATGGTGTTGATTGGGTGAAGGATGAGCAGGCCGAGAAAGATTTTTATATTGAAGCGGCAGCGCGTGAACTTAAAGACAGAATGAGCTTTGCTACAAACGCCATTAACACATTGCAGGATGCGGTGGATTTAGAGATGGCGACGGACGGTGAGAAAGACCTGTTAACCGCATGGCGAACTTATCGTGTATTGCTTAACCGCATTAACACAGTCCTTGCGCCATCCATCGACTGGCCAGAGGTGCCTAATGTGGCGTGAGGCAAAAATAGCATTTCCTGATGAATTATCCGCGCTCAATTGTTCCATCGTCCCCGCCCATCCGTGGATTTATGGGCTAGGTCAGCAAACGGACACCGGCGCGTACTTGAGCCCAACGAATGCGGTGGAATATCTGGCTGCTAAATTGCTGGCCACCGGTGGCCGTGCTGATGTGACTATTTTCATGATCTGCGGTGATACGCACGATGGATTTATGAAAAGCCTGAATACGTTAGCGGCGGTATTTCCAGCCCCCGCGTTTACGCAGGTTTCCCGCATGGCACAGGCGGCGGCTGAACTACAGCAAGTCAAAATGCAGCTGCCGGGTAAGGTGGGAAATAGCTTGCCTGCTGCGCTGCCGTTGTCCGTATCTACCAATCGCGCTGCGCTGAATGCGCTGCGAACGGCGCAGGCGCAGGTTGAATCGTCAGCGGGTTCTAGTTTGGCAGGTATGCAGGCGGAGCTGGCCAGCTTTGCCGCTGAACATGCGAGCCAATTGTCGCAGATTCAAGAGGGGTTGGACGCACTAAAAGGACTGAGCGCAAAAGCGTGGGTTTTCACCGGCAGCGGCGATCTGGTCACGATGGCCATCGAGTTGGTTAAAACTGTGCCACAGCCGTCTGCGGTGTATACCGTGGCCATGATGTTTGTGGCGGATGATTTGGGCAGTTTAGGAGGCATGATCCATGACGTCGATTGTAATGCTGGCGCTTAACGGCGAAGGGATACCGCTGAAAGATATGCGCGTGACGCCAACCATGCAGATCCAAGATAAAGACCAGTCAGGGCAAACGTCCAGCACGGGCACGGCGGAGCAGGGCATTAAGCCCAAGGAGCTGCGTGTTTCTGGCGTGGTGCCCTATGCCAATCCTGAGATTTTGAAACGCATCTTTGAGCTGGCACAGGCTAAAGATACAGCTGGGAAACAGCAGACCTACCGCGTAGCGCATCTGGTAGCTAATACCATCGGCTTTCGTGAAGCGACTTTTACCGGAACGGTGGATGCTCCGCAACAGGATGGGAAAATGGCGTGGCTTGTTACCTTCACATTGCGCGAAAAACAGAGCGTGCCAGAGAAAAAAGAAGCCCGCGCCGGTAATAAGACCGCAGCCCAAAAACAAACGCAAAGCGGCGGCGGCAAAGGGGGCGGTGGTTCATCTGCTGAGGATAGTGAAAAACTAAGCTGGTTTGAAAGTAAGGTATTGAAACCTGTTAACGACGCGCTGGGGTAAGGCATGAAGCCAATTAAACGACTGTATTTATCGGGTGATGAGGTTCACTTAGTCGATGCCACGCTGGTGCTGGAATTAAGCGCCTGCGGGCGCGGTTTTATCACCGCCCAAACCGATACCGATTACACCGGCAAAATGGTGCGTCTTGATGTGGGCTACCCTGAACTGGTACTGCGTTGGTTTACGGGGTATGTCGAACGCTCGCAGCCGTCTGAAAACGGCTATCAGCGCTTGTTTGTGCGTGAGTTGGTGGGGATATTTGAGCGAGCATGGCCATGCTCTTTTCAGCATCCCACACTACGCCAGATTGCCGAATGGTTGACTGAGCACAGCGGATTAACGGTGCAGGTGCCAAATGAGGACTACAGCGACAAACCGATCCCCCACTTCACGCATTCCGGCAACGGCTATCAACTTTTGGCCAATCTGGGGCGAGCCTTTAGTATCAATGATTATGTCTGGTATCAGCTGCCGGATGGGGATGTTTACGTGGGCAGCGCGGCGCATGCGCTTTTTGCGAGTAAGCCAGTGAATATCCCTGCTGAGTTTAGTTTACGCACGGCAGGCGGCAACAGCATGACGGTTCCCCTGGTGCAAAGTCTTCGACCAGGCGCAGAAGTTAATGGCCAGCGCTTAACGTTGGTAAAGCTGCATAATGACGAAATGGCGATCACATGGACGCCACGCAACAAAGCCACTGGTCAGCCATTGCAAAAAACGCCGCTACAGCGTCAAGTTGAAGGGGCGTACCCTGAACTGGCCTCCGGCCTGCATTTGCCAAAATTTGCGCGGGTTGAAGCCCCTAGCGAACCCGTCAGCAGCGGCAACGTGGCCGATCCATTCCGCCCACGTTACGCCGTGGATTTACAGCTTTTAGATGAGAACGGCCAACCTGCGAAAGATACGCCGCTTTATTCCGCCGTGCCGCTGCCGGTGCCCATGGCGGGAAGTGAATCAGGTATGTTTCAGTTTCCACCGGCTGGATCGCTGGTTGAGGTGGGCTTTACCGCTGGCCGTCCAGATAAACCCTTTGTGCGCCAGACCATGCCAACCGGCAACAGTTTGCCGGATGTGAAGCCCGGCGAACAGCTACAACAACAACGTGCGGAAGTGTCACAACGTGTGACGCAGGCCGGTGATTGGGTGCGGCAGACTGACCAGACAATCAGTGAATCTTCTATGGTGCGTGAAGTGACGGCCGACGATGAGAAACGCACGGTAGTGGCCAGAGAAACGATGGTAAAAGCCACGGATAAAACCACGGTAATGGGCACGGCCAAACTGATGGCCGGTGCCATTGTGCAGGTCACAACAGGGGATTACGCGCTGGGTGCTCAGGGGAATTATGTAGCCAGTATTACCGGCAATGCGTCCACCAAGATAAATGGCGGTATGGATCTGGATGTGAGCAACAGCCTGATTGAAAAGGTTGGCGCGATTCGCCAGAGCGTGGCCAAGGCCAAGCAGGAAATTATTGCGCCCACGGTTTGGGTGGGGAGTCAGGCCATTAACGTGATGCAGTTAATGCTGGATACCTTGGATGTAGTTAAGCAGCTGGCGCAGCAGACAGCAAAGCACACGCATAAAGACACCGGCGCACCGCTGAACGCTGCCGACATCCAAGCAACAGGCGCAGCCGCAGACAGCCTGAACGGAAAATATAAGCCCATCATTAGTTAAATCGATCTCTCATAGATAGCCCGCCGTGCGCGGGCTTTTTTGTGCCTGTCATATACCGCACTGTGCGCCATTCTGAGCGCATCAAATCCCAACCTAAGCGACGAGTCACACGAAAAGAATCCTCTTCATCACGTTACGCCTGCGCAGCGACAGACAGACAAAAGAAACATCTAAGTGACGAAAACGGCACTACACCGCACCCGCCTGCGGGTTTTGGATCGAGAAAATTTTTCAGTTTTATTTTTCTACAAACCGATACGCCAGCCAGCGCCACCACTGGCTTTTCGCGAGAAAGTCCAAACTGAAAAGATTGAAAAGGATTTCAGTTTTTTTCAGTGAAAAGGAGCTGATGAAGATCTGATAAAAAATACAACCAACAGATAAATAAGGATATTTTCGTTTTATGTGAAACGGGAAGATCAAATGCATTATGGAAGCGCAAATGTGAAAAGTTGAAAGAAGTCAGGCGGGGCGAGGGTTGGCCATAGTATGCAGAACAAAACTGGACTGGAAAAAGCTGAACGAATTATTCTGTTTTTATGTACAGTGTTTTAAGATGCAAAGCATGAAAGGGGTTATTCTGAATGGCGTCATGTTCCGGGTTTTGGCCTCCGGGTGTGTACTTCAGGCGCATCACGTGTCTGGGAACTAGGGAAGCATGTATGCCATCTGGGAACCTGCCGAAGGCTGGCACGCCGCGATCAAGATTACGGGGTCATGGAGCAAGCAGCGCGGCGAAGCATACAAGATAGAGCAGCAGGCTATGCCTGAAGTCTAAAATTTATTTGGCTCAGCGAATGAGCAGAATTAAAAAATAATCGGCTCATATTTAAATGTTTGATAAATTTAGGATTGCTAATCCAGCGGTCATTGATTTTAGCGAGGAATGCTTTGAAAACTGTTCAAACTAAATTGTTTGGTGAAATTACTGCACCTAGAAATCTTGGAGAATTGATTGAGCTTACAAACCTGCATTCAGAGGTGCGCACGAATGTTTATATGTGGAGAGGGCAAGGAAATATTGATTGGCCAATCCATAGCGCTGCATTTCGGCGGTTGAAGCTAACTCATCGTGTAGCTAGTGAGCGGAGAATGAGATTGTATGAACTTGAGCTATTAAGCAAGGCTCGCCATAAAGGTTATGGCTACGAGGAAGGTCGGCGCTTGGCTGATTTTGAAGTGCTTGCAAAGCTTCAACATCATGGCGCCGCTACTAGGTTAATTGATTTCTCGAGGAATGTTCTGGTTGCATTGTGGTTTGCGTGCCAATCAGAAAGAGGAAAGGACGGGTTACTATTCGGCATTCATTCGGATTATATAAAAGGTCATGAAGGTGAGGCGGAAGAGCGTACTTATGATCAGATTTTTATCGATGGCATGAGTGAAAAGGGTGCTACTACGTGGGAGCCTCCGGCAGTAACAAAGAGAATTGCTGCCCAGAGTGCTCAGTTCATGTATAGCGTTGTTAGCGATGACCCAATGGGGAGCCTAGATTTTAATAAGGCGGATGATGCGTATCTTCCTATTTGCATTACCGCAAAGCTGAAAGATGATTTTTTGCGACTTCTTGAGGGCACCTTCGATGTGCGCCAGTTAACTTTATTCCCCGATCTTGATGGTTTCTGTCACGCCAATACCGAGAAAAACGGGCGTTGGGAGAATGAAAGATGGTGAAAGTATTAAATGTGAGGGGATGAAAAGGAGACACTGCTGCTTAGATACAAAAAAGCCACTTCGCAAGAGGTGATCTAAGTAACTGAATTTAAATGTAAAAATTGGTGGTCCTGCTGGACTTGAACCAGTGGCTAAGCGATGATGAGTATTCTGCTAAATCATGGGATTGAATCATCTAAGCTGACAGTAAGTTAACTGATGCTTTTATGATTACCAATATAAAAATCATGGTTAAAATGGAATGTCATCATTAGCACTTTCTTTTATTATAAATCCTCGGCGCTGTTGAAAAACCATGTTTGATGTTTTTTCAAACTTCTCTTTGTATCGTATTTTAAAACTAAGTGTGCAATACGTTGGAGTTATTAATTCGATGTCAAAGCACTTTTCTATCTCTTTTGAATAAAGAGCAAAATATAAGTCATCAATTTTATTAGGTGCTTTGACATTGGCCATTGCGTTGAGGATCATGTCTGAAAATTCTTTATATGTTTTCTTAAAAAGAATTACATTATTTTCAATTTCCTCATCCCATTTTTTATCTGCAAGAGGCGAAATTAGCGGGTTTATTGAATAAACCTTCTCATTCTTGCTACTTTCTGTTAGTGGGATGATCCACCCAGCATGCTCTAGAAAAGCTACTTCTGGTGATTCTATTTGGTAACTTTGAGTCGGAAAAGTAAGTAGTTGTCTTAGAATTGCAATTTTACTTTCACTAAGGTGGTTATATGCTGTCTTAAAATCAAATATTAACTTTTGATTAGCTAAGTCTGTGGCTATAGATTCGGCAGTTATTTTATTTTTTAAGTTGTTATTACAGGAATAGAAATGTGATATTTTCACCCAAATAAAACTTACAAAATTAAAGCTAACCACACCAAGTGAGATGCCTAAGACTAGCGTAATGACTACTATAAAAGATTTGTAATTAGGATATACAGGCTGGAGGGACGGTTCTAACCAACGGCTAAGATATGGAAGGGTTGTATCTAAAGCAAAAACTACCCCAGCAATCATGAACAGAGTAGTTAGTGCTCTCTTTGGTGTGTAGAGTGTTGAAACAAAGTTAACAATTTGTTCTATTGTATTCACTTTTTAGTCTCAGTAATTGTCCATCCTTTGATGGACGGAAAGTGGACACTGTTAGAAAAAAGGGGCTACGCTTTCACGTAACCCCTTGTTTTATTTGGTGGAGCTGGGGGGATTTGAACCCCCGTCCGAAATTACTACACCGTCGGCACTACATGCTTAGTCTAGTCTTTACATTCGCCTACCAGCTGCGGACAGACACGCTACTAATAAACTAGCTTGATT